ACTTCCGTTTGGATTGTCACCAGGCTTGAACGAAGCATTTTTCAAATCATTTTTTACAAAACCTTTTGCTCCGTGTGCCATACCATCCTTAAAAGCGTTTTGCACTGCTTCATCGTAGGTGTCATTTTTGACAAGCATTTCGAAGAGTTTACGGTCATTTATTTTTACGTTGCCTCCCGCATCTTTTTCGGCAAACTGATTAACAACAACAGCTAAGTCCGATGTCATAAGCTTCATCATCTCACCAGCTTTTTTACGAACGGCTTCCGATGGCTTGTATTCAAAGGTTTCTTTTGTATCCTTGTCAATCTGAATCTGAGTAACTAGACTTGCTCCTTTTGCAATTAATTCGTCATCAACAAATTTTGCGTGGGATTCAAGAATCTGCTTTCTTTGGTCAGCATCAATTTTTAGTTGCTCTTGATTCACTGGATTAACAAATGTTCTGTCCGCTTTGTACTTCTCTAGGAATTCCAAATCATTTTGAGCATCACTCATCATAATTTCTCGGTTCGCTATGTCAGCTTCAGTTAAGTCAGCATCATCTTTATTAATCCATTCTTCTACTTTATATTTTTCATTTATTTTGTAGCGTAGTGTTCTGTCAGACAAATTCTGGTTCTCAGGTTTTCTTCGCATTGCTTCCAATACGATTTCTTCTGGGTCAGTCATCGCCCCAACATCCAAAGCTTGTAGCTTAAAGAAATCTTCATCTAACTTTATCCCGCTTTTTTTAAGCGCTTTAAAGTGTTCGATTTCTGCATCCACATCTTCTTTTGGAGTATCTAAAACAGCTTTTATTTCTTCAAACTTTTTAAACTTTCCACCTGTGTTTTCTTCCAAATACTTTTCTAATTGCTCGTCAAAGTTTTGTGGCGCAGGTGGATTGTTTTTTAGCGCTTCGGCATCAGCTAACGCTTTTGCTTGAGCAGCCTCAGTTTCTTCCGCTGTCAAAGAACTTGGTGCTGGCGGGTCAGCTATTGGTGCTGGAGGCGGAGGGTCTGCAACTGGTGCAGGCGTGTCCACCTTTGGCGGTTCATTATTTTTTGCTACAGCTTGTTGCGCAGCAAGTAATTCTTCGTCTGAAAATTCCATTTGATTAGATTTTATTTGATTAAATTAGAGTGTAACTATTATGTTACAAATGTAACATCACTGTTTATTGCTTTACAAAAGAGGAAAATTATTTTTTCGCTGTCTTCTCAGGCTTTGGAGCAAGTTGTGCCGCCAGCTCTATTCCTTTGTGGTCAGCAAGATGCCCCATGTGAGTTGTAATCACACTACTATCATGTTTAATGTGCTCGGTCTCAACCTTGCTCTCAGCAGCCACTTGAGCAGAAACTATCTTGCCTTTATTGGCAGCATCCTGAACATTTACTTTACCCATCACGCCAATTTCTGCAACTGTTGCCGCTCCTTCATTTTTCAATTGCTGTAATGCCATAGCACGCTCAAATGCTTTTTGTGCATTCGCGTCTTCCATTTGCATTTGCGCCTCAAGCACAGAAATTTTATTTTGAGTTAATGTTTGGTCAAGTTGCGCTTGCGCTTCCGAAGCCGCTTGTGCCGACTGTTGCTGAATGTCACCATTTTGTTGCTGTAATGCTTGGGAAGCTTTTTCAGCATTCTTGCGATTTTTGGCTTCCAAATAAACAAGCAGTTGTGCTGCGAGCTTTGGATTCTCTTTCATAACCTGCTTGATTCTAAAGGCATCCGAAGGAGTTAACATTTGACCTTCGATTCCAAGCCCAAGCATTTGAATAATATCTTGCTTCTCTTTGTCGTCAGGAAGTAATTCTATTTTAATTCCCATTTGAGCCAACGCAAGCTTCTTACCAACTTGCAACACCTTTGTGGAGGATGCGCCTATAGCGGAAGTGAAAGCTTCATTATCATACTCTAAACTATCTTGTATCATCAGCGCTAATTCTTTCATTGATGTATCAACCAGTTTTAGATGAGCATTGAATAGTGGACGAAGAGAATCGTTTGTTGCTTGTATTGCATTATCCTGAACACCAAGTCCTACGTTTGGCGTAGCTGATGCAGGGTCCATAGCTGGATTAATCCCAACCACTTCATATATTTGCTGTTTTTTAAATTGCCAAACCTCGATGAGCGAGCGAAAAGCATCACTAACCCCGCCACGCAATTCTGTGATAACACGGTTATTAATCACATCGTTTTCTTCTGTGATGGAAGAGAAAATTAAATTACCTGTTTGTTCGTATATTTTTAACACATCAATAGGCTTCATTTTATCGCCCATTGCTTTTGCTGCATCCATTAAACCGCGCACATCAACTGCAACACCAGGAGGTTTTGCTTTAATAAGCATCGTTTGAAAGGCAAGATTAGCAAGGTTTACCGCGTCTTCATGCGGAATCATTCTTTCCACATGAGACTTATTTTTCATATCATAAATTCCTGGAGCAATTAACTTTATTGGTAGCGTTGCTTTTGGGCTATATGAACCATTTATTTTTTCACGAGGAATATTGTAACACTTTTTGTGGTCAAGAATATACTCCGAATTAATAATCCACTTTCCTTCGTATAGGTTTTGGATGTCGCGCGACACCTGCTCTGCATCAGCATCTGGGCCAGTTGATTTTACTTTTCCGAATTTTTTTCTACGCCCCTTTACAACCTTAAATTCACGCTCCTCTTTGTCGATTGCTAGAAAATAATATTCAAGAACCTGAATATTGAAATTGTAGTATGGCGCTGAAATCCCGTTGTTATCTGCGTTTGAATAGTAGCCTTCGTAAGATACACCCCAACGCCAAGCAGGATTATTATTTTGCCCAGCATTTGTTTTTGCCATGTTATACAACTGCTCTTGAGAGAATTTTTTCATTACTGAAATCTCTCCGATAGTGTATGACTTTACTATGGCGATGTATGGTATGTTTCTGAAATCATCGTACTTAGAATACGGTGTAATAATATCTACAGGGTCAACTCTTTCAATTCTTAGATTCCAATCTTCATCATAGAATCGTTGAATAGCCGCTCTTTTCAAGACAACCAAATCACGCAACACCGCTTCGCGAGAAGACTCAAACATATTGTTACTTAAAACAAAATTGAAAGCTTCTTCCATTGCAATGCTGGTTTCTTCCTTAAAATTCATCTGCATGTGAAGCTCTACTTCATCATCCGATTCAGGAACATACTTATGCTTTGGAACTAATGGGATACCAGTTTTTTGCTCAATCTCATCAGAGATTGGCTTTAAAAACATATCCGCGTACAACTCATTACGAGCATCATCAAATCTGCTTTTTGCTTCTGGGTCAATAGCATTACACTGAATCTTAAAACCAACAGCAGACATACGACCAACAATTTTATCAACTGTTGTTGCTATAATATTTACTGGGGAATAATCAAGGTTTAGATAAGAGGTGTTGGGAATCCCCTTTAAATTTTTATATTTTTCAATGGATTCAAACCCTTCTGCGTATTGACGATTAATAATGTCACGCTGGCGCTGCATATTGTACTGCACCGAGTTTGTTATGTATGTCCCCCAAATGGCTTTTGCATACTGCTTGCCATATTCTTCTGTAGCTTTTTTTTCTTTACTTGCTAGAATATCAGGAAAGGGAGAAAATGTATTCTCTTGTGCCATGTGTAACTTTTATGTTACAAATGTAACATTGGGTTACAAAGGATTACAAAAGAGGAAAAATTTATTCAATGAGCCTACTCATTGTTCCAGAGCTATCAAACGTATCAAACAGCTTAATTGGCTCGCGCTTTGTCTTTTTTGGCATATATTTTCTTACCCCAAGTATTGCTAGTCCACCACCAACCATGCTATCGAATTCCGTCCACTTACGGTCAAAATCAAATTCCTTCCAGTTGTTTAAAAGTTTATTAAAGTAACACCTGCCCATATACGGCTCCCTACCCTCTTCTTCAACAAGCCCAACTCTCTGAATAATGTGTGATTGCGTAGCATAAATAAGCGCCATCCTTGGCTCGTCTCCAGACATCGGGATTCCTGGCTCCTCCATTTTTTGCGAGGAAGCAGTTTGTGTTTCTTCTGGTCTATGCATTAAATACTTTATGTATCCTCTTCTTCGAAAGTGATTAATGGTTCCAATCTTATTGCTTTCAATTAAAATTTCCCATCCATAAAAAACAGCTTGCAAAATCATATCCTCCCACATCTCTTCTGGTAAGTCGGGACGACACACATACTCAGAAACAAAGTTTCCTGTTTCTGGTTGCATTGGATTAAATCTAGTTAATCCATAACTTGCAGCATCCGACTTTCTATCATCCACTGTTGTTTTGTTGTCATACGGGTCAAGCCCAAATGCGCCAGCATCAGTGTTGCCAGGACACTTCAGCCCGTTCTTCATAAGGATTTTATTTCTGTCTTCCAGTTTTGGCATCCAATAAATTAACCACTTTCCTTTTTCGTTTGGATGCCAAACAACCTTGGAGTCAAGCACTCCACCCTCCCACTTAAAATCTCCACGCACTAAAATTTTATCTAAATCAATGCTATCGTTGTGCTCTAGCTGTTGGTCAATCTTATCTGTATCATACATAGAAAGCTTTGAGTCAG